GAACACGTTATTGGCGACATGATTTTGCATGACATCGACACGATTATCGCTTGGCGGCCTGATGACGATAACAAGTACGACCATGCGCTAATGCAAAAAGAAGTGGAGCGTACAGGGTTGTTGTTAAAAGTTAATGGCCAAACTATGGTAGATGCACGATGAATAACGGCAAGACAATCGACAATTTACGCAATACGCCAGTGAATTTAGACGGTGACAGCAAAGGCGATGAAGCCAATGCGCCTGTTGTCGGCAAGAAGTTCGACTTTGCCAATGGTATGCAGCTACACACATGGGTTAAGGGTGCGTATTACCGCGATATTAGCTTGCAAGCTGAAAGCCGTTTGCAGCGTTCGCTAGATGCTGACTTCTACGACGATAAACAGTTCACCGAAGCTGAAAAAGAAGATTACGAAGCCGATGGCCGTATGCCTCCTTTGCAATACAACGTCATCAAGCAAACGATTAACTGGATTTTAGGTAGTTATCTACGCCAAACATACGACTGGAATGTGTTGCCGCGTACTGAGGACGATGTTGAGCCTGCCATTCGTAAGACAAAGCTCTGCAAATACATTGCCGATATTAACAGTGCGTCACGTCAAGAGTACCTGGCGTTTCAAGATGCAGTCAAAACAGGTGAAGGCTGGATTGAGACGGCATTAGAAGTGAATGATGAAGGCGAGCAACAGATTGTTGTACGCCATGAGTATTGGCGTAACATGATTGTTGATAGCAGTTGCAGGCGTGTTGATGCCAGTGATGCTACTCGCCTATTTCGCACCAAGATTTTAGATGTTGAGCAATTAGTCGCACGATTCCCTAAGTTAGAAAACGAATTACGCAATGAATCGCAAGACCGCGAACAAGTTGAAAACGATTTTATGTACGAACAGTACCAACAATCGGGACTAGGCGCAGGCGGCTCGATGTTTATGTCAAAGGCCATGCCTTATGACGGTACACGCGAAGCTATTCGGGTGATGGAATGTTGGTACAAGCGACCTATGCGCGTACAGATACTACGCGGTCAAGGCAGATTATCGGGCTATGTGTACGACCCGAAGAACCCTGAACACGTTCAAGCGGTACAGATGGGTGAATTAGAGTTAGTTAAAACACATAGGCAGCAAGTTTGTGTATGCGTTTTTACTGATAACACGCTGTTATTCTCAGGTGTCAGCCCGTATCGACACAACAGATTCCCATTTGTGCGTACTGTGGCTTATCTCGATGACAAGACGGGTATGCCTTACGGGGTTATTCGTGCGTTACGCGACCCTCAAATGTCATTCAACATTAGACGCAATAAAACTATTTACCTGTTATCCACTAAGCGCGTGGTCATGGACAAAGGTGCGGTTGATGATATTAAGCAATTAGAAGAAGAAGTCTCGCGTCCTGATAGTATTATTCAAGTTAATCAAGGTAAGAAGCTAGAAATCATTGAAAGCCCGTCACTTGCAGAAGCTCATGTACGCTTTGGCCAAGAAGATGAGGCGTATATGCTCAAGGCTTCGGGTGTGACGGGTGAGAATCTAGGTCAATCGACTAATGCTACGTCAGGTATTGCGATTCAAGCCCGCCAAGAACAAGGCACAGTCACTACGTTAATGCTCTACGAAAATGCAGCGTGGGCATTTGAGAAGCAAGGTCAGTTAGTGTTATCGCTGATTGAGCAGTTTATTAGCCAAGAGATGCAGTTCCGTATTACCTCAGACACCAAAGGCAAAGAGTTTGTTGCAGTCAATGACGGCACAGACGAGACAGACATCACCAAGTCTCAAGCTGATTTTATCGTCACTAAACAAAACTATCACGCAACCATGCGCCAAGCCTTAGCCGAGCAGTTGTTACCACTAGCCTCGACCATTGCACAGTCAACAGGTAATCCACAATCAGCGTTTGCAGTCATTGAGACGGCTATAGGATTGACAGACATACCAAATAAAGACGGCATTATGGCCAAGTTGCGCGAATCTATGGGCTTACCTGACCCAGACGAAACACCAGAAGAAAAAGCAGCGCGTGAACAATCACAGGCAGACCAACAAGCCAAGCAAAACGCCATGATTGAGCGTAAAGCCAATGCAGAAATAGCCAAACTGGAAGCCGAAGCACAGCAAGCACAGGCCGTGGCTAACTCAGAACAGATAACCGCCCTCAGCGACAAGATGACGGCACTACAATCCGTTATGGACGCTACCAAGGCGATGTTATCCAAGCCTGATATGGCCAAAGCAGCCGATGAGATAATCCGACAGGCTGATGACATTCTTAATTTACAGTCTAATCAACCACAACCACCCCAACAAATGCCTGTACAACAACAGGTTGACCCTGCTTTTAGCGGAGATATGCAGCAATGAGTAACGATAACGAAAGTTCAATCATTTTAACGGCAGCCGAGCAAGAAGGTTTGGACTTGCCTGATGATTTTGGCGATGAAATCATTACGTCAGACAGCGAAGGTCACGATGATTTTGCGATGGATGACGAAGACGAAGAAATTGAAGTCACTATTGATGACGAGGACGAAGCACAACAAGCACCTGAGCCTACACCTGAGCCAGTTATTGAGCCTGAACCCGAAAATACAGGCATTGATTATGCTGATGTGTTGTTGGCAGCTACAACAAAGCAAGCCGAGCTAGAAGCTCAATTAAAAGAATTGGCCGAAAGGTTTGATGATGGTGAGTTAGAAGATGCTGAATACAACATCGAAGTACGCAAGGTAGAACGTGCGATTGCCCGTGTTGAGGCTAAGATGGAGTTAGCCGAAGAACAAATTGAAGCACAAAACGCAGCAGCCGAAGCGAACCAAGCCAAGTTGATGGCACAGTGGGAAAAAGAACAGATAGATTTTTTTGCTAAAGCAGAAAACAAAGTACTTGCAGAAGATGATGCACTGTTTAACTCACTTGATGCTCACGTTAAAAAGATTTTAGCGGCAGGTAATGTGCCGATTGCTGATGTACTTAGCACAGCAAAGCATAATTTACTAACAAGCATTGCAAAAGTGACTGGCCAAAAGCTACCCGATGCACCCAAGCCAAACGCTAAGGCAAAAGCACCACAGGTTGAGTTGCCGCCTACGCTTGGCAATATTCCTTCTGCTATTCCTAATGCCGATGGTGATGAGTTTGGTTATATCGACAAGCTATCAGGCCGCAAGTATGAAGATGCAGTCGCTAAACTCACTCCTGAACAGCATGAACGCTACTTGTTAGGAACAAAATAATGGCTAAAACTTGTTCAACACTATATTTAAGTGCAAGAATAGGCGATAGAATACAAGTAGGTGATAGTATCATCGAAATATCTGAAAAATCTGGCCGCCGTGTGCGGTTGGGGGTTATGTCATCACATAAGGTGACAGTATTTACTAATCCCTCGGCGCAAGAGTGCCTGACTGAAACCCAAAGGGGTGACAATCATGGCACAGACCATTATCACGACAAGCGCAGCCCAAACTAAGAAAAAGTGGGCAGGCGCGTTATTCAATAGCTCTATCCCTGAATCCTATTGGGGTTCACATTTTATGAAAGAAGGCAGTGCAGAAAGCGCACCTAATGCCCCAATTCATTTAATCACTGACCTCGAAAAAGACTCAGGCGATGAAGTTAATTTTGACATCTACGCTCAATTGACTGGCTCACCCACTTACGGTGACGACAATCTTGAAGGCAACGAAGAATCTTTAACTCCCTACAGCGATAAAATCATCATCAACCAGGTGCGTAAAGCGACTGATAGTGGTGGTGAAATGACTCGCAAACGTACAACCAACAATCACCGCATGATTTGCCGCAATAAACTGACTGATTGGTGGTCGCGTTTCTTTGATGAAGCCGTGTTTATGAATATCAGTGGTGCGCGTGGCTCTAATGCCGACTACATTTTGCCGACTGCTTCAACAGCCGCGATTGAAGGTCAAGCATTGGTTGCGCGTAGTTCTAGCAATATCATCTACGCAGGTTCAGCAACAGCCAAGAATAATATGGTCGATGGTGACAAGTTCAGTCTGACTTCTATCGACAAAGCTGTGACTAAGGCCGAAACCGAAGGTGGTGGTTCGGATGGTGTGATTCGTATCACTCCATTACGCATTGATGGCGTGGATAAATACGTTTGCTTGGTACACAACTACCAAGAGCATGATATGCGTACCAGCACAACCACAGGTCAATGGCTTGATATTCAAAAAGCAGTTGCAACAAACAACGGCACTAAAAACCCAATTTTCACAGGTGCGCTCGGTGAATATCGTGGTGTTGTCTTGCATAAGCACAATAAAGTGACTCGTTTCAGTGACTACGGTGCAGGTTCTAACGTAGCGGCTGCTCGTGCCGTGTTTATGGGTCGTCAAGCAATGGTGGCCGCATTTGGTAGCCCTGCTAATGGCTTGCGTTTTGATTGGGCGGAAGAATGGCGCGATTACAAAAACCGCTTAGGCATTGCGACTAAGTGTATCGTTGGCTTAAAACGCCCACAGTTCAACAGTGCCGATGTTAATTCCATCGTTATTGATTCTGCTGCTGCACAACCGTACTAATCGTGCGGTTTAACCTTATTCTTAGTTTTTTGGAGACTTAATCATGACGACTTATACATCAGCTCAATATGTTGATACCGCACCAACATCTACCGAGGCAGGTGAGACCTTGTGTTTTCAAGCGTCCTATACCTTTGCGGCTGCGACTGCACTGGCGGAGAATGACATCATCAAACTGGCAAAGTTACCTGCCAACCATGTGTTGACTGACTTGCGTATCGAAACAGACGCATTAGGTGCAAGCTGCGCTGGCAGTGCTGGCTTCTTAAATGCTAGTGCAACAGATATGTCTCAGACGGTTATTGCAGCTACTTCACTGGCATCAGCAACAATCTTAACGCAAAACGTAACCGCAGGCTTGCGTGTTGCGGCGGCTACCAGTGGTTTTACACCGATTGGTATCAAGATTACTGCAACAGGTTCGGCTGGTTCTCCTGGTGCGAAAATCACTATCACAATGAAGTATCGTCCAAAACAAAACATCGAGGTGTAAATCATGTTGATTGAGTGCTTGTTAAAGCGTGTGGGTGGTAGTGATATTTCATTTGGCCAAAACGTGCTAAGACAGGTGGTTTATAAATTTCGCCCAGTAGATGAGAAGGACAACACGTCCCCTCATCTATGCGAGATTGATAATAAAGACCACATTAACCGTTTGCTGTCTATCCGTCCTAAAGTTTACGTTGAGTATATTGTAGGTCAAGGCGCACAGTTTGAAGATGAAGATTTTGAAGCGGCTGAACCCAAGGGCGAAGTTGATGATTTTTCTGATTCGATGTTGGCTACCGTCAATCCTGATACCGTCTCTAATCGTTATGTTGAAGGGTTTGCACGTCAAGTGCTGAGTGTAAATCCTAAAGACAAGAAGGCCATTGCTGCCATCTATAAGCAAAACACAGGCAAAGACTTAAAGGCCACTATGTCAGCAACGGCAATGGTGCGTGAGTGTTTGCGGTGTTTGGTTAATGATGCCAAAGAAGCCCTAGATATTGCCAAAGCCAACGCAAAAGCGGGTGAATAATCATGCTATGTAGTGCAATCTTAAATACTGTTAGAACGATAACGAACGACCCAAACGATGTGGTGTATTCGTTATCGCAAAAAGAACAAGCTCTTAATGAAGCTATTAGAGCGGTTTCACTACATAGACCTGATTCTGCTGCAATTACCACTAATGTCGCATTAGTTTCAGGCACAAAGCAATCTCTGCCGAGCGACTGCGTTAGACTTATTCGTGTTATTAGAAATAAAAGCGGCCCTGGTGGGACTACTACGGGTAAATCAGTTCGGCTCATGGACTTAAACCGAATTAGTGACAGGGTTGTTGATTGGCATAACGTCACGGGTGATGATGTTTTAGAGTATGGGTATGAACAAAGCAATCAAAGTGTGTTTTGGGTGTATCCGCATATAGGTTCAGCATCTAATAAATTTGTTGAGGTTATCTATCAGCGTTCTATTCCTGATGTCGTATCCGCCGATACATTCCCAATTAATGATTTATATTCTGTTGCCGTTAAAGAATGGATGCTCTACTCATTATGGAGTAGCGACAACGAGCAAAGCCCGAATTATCAAGCGGCACTAAAAAAACAAGAGATATTTTTTAATCTACTCGGTGTAAAAGGCGAGACAGATAAAAATTCGCCAAGCGATGAAAAATCAAGAATGACGTAAGGTGATTTATGCTGTGTTCAGTTATTTTGCAGAATGTTAATTTTGCTCTTGATGACCCCAATAACACTAAGTTCTCTTTGACGCAAAAAATATTAGCAATAAATAGTGCGTTACAGGCATTGGTTAGTTATCGACCCGATG